CGGCGGCTCTCCGACACCGCCATCTCCGTCTAGAAATCACCCTGGCCCCCATGGACCGGCTTATTGTGGGTATATCAACTGACCCATATGAGCCACCTCAGATATCAGGGTCACCCCCACCGGAGTGTTCACAGTCGCTTCCCAAACCAGGTGAAATGCTACCGCCCTCGGTGGAGGGGGGTCTTACCATCACGGAGACCGTCGCAGACCTCGTCGGGTACACCATCCCGGCGGAACTCCGCAACCAGCTAATCTCGCGCCCAAGAACAATGATACTGCGGCAGGTACGACTGCTTCGGTTTGATGATGCCGAAGGCCTTCTACGGAGCATACCGGCAAATCACGGGATTCGTCGCATCTTGTACGCATCGCCTCAAAACGCATCCTTCTCGGGCGGAGAGCGCACATATTCCCGCATACGTCTTTCCCAGGTCTACGCTGGTTCCACGCACTGGTACCAGAGGATTCCCCCCGACGGATTTTTTGAAGACTGGACGCGGCTTACCGCGGGGACTGGGTCGGCAGACGCCCCCCTATATAGCATAGATTTACGTCCTGGATTCATAAACGCATCACGGTTTGACGAGCTCCGGCTTCAGACCACACCCGGAAGGCTCGTTGTGGTGGCCGTGAGCGACGAACCCTTCCGCATTCAGAGGGGAAAGATAGGCCCGTTGTTTTCAGATTAGTTCAGATTAGGGTATATCTTATCCAACGAGGCCACAACAATATCGCGCCCACCTTGGTATGGCATTCCATTTACACTTCCCTCAGTTTCATACGCAATCCGAAGATTTCCACCTTGGGTAACCACAACAGATGCGTTATACTCGGGGGAACTACTTTGAAGAATGGGCGGTTTCTCTAGATAACAAATATTCCCATCGGGGTCTACCGCGCCAATCACGATATCATAGTTACCCGGTCGCGTTGGGGATGCGCTATATGAGAACACGCACATACCATTTTCCTGATCTACATCTATTTTAATGTATTCATTGATTACGTCAACATTCACTGTGTCAGTTGTTGTCCAAATAACATCACCATTCAACGTTATTTTTGTAATTATAATTTCAAAAGGACCCTGTCTATAATGGCTCATATACAATGTATTGTCGTAGCTAGAATACCGTATCGTTGGTACAACATCCGGCGCGCTAGTATTTACACCTGTTAGTTTTTGAATGGATACAATATCACCCGCGGGTGATGCTTTTGCGAAAAATATGTCAAACGAGCCCTCGTTCCCTAGATTATTTACATTTCCAGATGACATATATACTATATAAATATAACCGCTTGTATCTATCGCAATAGACGGGTGGACCTCTTGAAATGAAGTATTTACGCTTATATCGTGAGTTGTCCATAAGTGATTACCTGCTAAATCAAACTTTGAAAACAAGATATCATCATAAAAGTGGTTCGTACCCTGATATGCACCACCGGATTCACTCGTGTTTCCACGTATATTATGTACGACTACAAACGTATTATCATGTACATTAAGTGATAACTCCGGTACATTATCATCGTTTGATGAGTTAATCTCGGGTCCCTGATATGACCAGTTTATAGACATTGTATTTTTATCAACGGCGATTATTTTAGAATCACTACCTCCGTGAATCGGATTCATTGTCATGTACGCGATAATGAGTTGATTTGTAGATTCCGATATCATAATATTGGGATTTTCTTCTCGGTAAGCCGAGTTTGCGATATTTTGGAAATTAAAATCCCCCATTGTATTCCATATTAGGTTTCCATACATATCAAACTTGGCAACTACAAGATCAGATGAGTTGGATGACGATGACGAACGACTATAAAACGTAATATACATATTAGAATCTTTATCTACAACAACGGACGTGGAAGACTGTGAATATATATTATTGAGTTCCACTGGCTGCAGTACCCACGATGGAGCAAACGTGTAATCATACGAAACTATAGGTCCGACAACTTCGATTGCCATATTCATCATAAACCCTGTTGTAGCATCTCCATCGTAATATGGTCCATTCAGGGTATCATCCGTGAATATCCACTGAGATATTTCAACAGTCTCGCCGTTTGCAATCTGAACGGGGATACCGCCCATTGTCGTATCAAAAAACTGTATTCCATCCCGTGTTTCACGTGGTGCATCATTATATACTGTAAAACTTCCTGGTCTAATTTGCATATGGAATGTAAACGTATCACCAACGAGAAATGGTGCATTTGGGTCTCGCTGGTGGTTTGTAGAAAGAAAGGACCCAATAGACTGAACCGAAGATGGCGTGATGCTGGCACGTATAGATTCTAATATAGATCCATATGAAACAACGCCCGTATTTACATTTACGACGTTCACATTGGGCGTATCAACCACGAGCTTACTTGCGGATGCCATATATGAACTATGGAGTATATCCCGAATATAGTCTACAATCAGAGTATTCATAGACAAATCTCCGGGTTGTATGGTCTGATTCGTTTGGTAGATATTATTAAATATCTGGGACGTTATCTGTACAGGAGTGTGTTCAACATTAAATATGATTGATGAAGACATCTATTAATACGTGGTGCATATTATATACCAAGCAATACCAAGTAGATGGACCCCCGTATCATACGACAAGCAGGGGAAGGACCCCAGGTAGCATACCTTACACAGAATACATCTAGGTTGACCCCAAGGCGGCTAGCAAAGGATGTGCGCGAGGTAAAAGACCACGTACCTTGGACCGTTCGCTGGGAAGAATACCCTGCGACAGATACGGCCCGCGACGGAACGCTCCGGTTTGTGTTGCCGAGTGAGGGGGATTTACTACACGCTTCGTATTTGGTGCTGACTCTCCGTGGTGTAGATATACCTCTTCCTGCTGGACCCAATCTGATTCGCGACGCAACACTGCGCTGCGACGGCGATGTGGTTGACCGGGTGGAGGGCGAGTGGATATCCATTCAGCACGACTCGGACCGAGGCGGTAACCGGCATATCTGTCGCGATATCTTGGGGTATAATGTCCCAGGGACGGTCTTGAGTGTAAACGATGACGAGACACTGGATGTGATGATCGACCTTCCTTTTTTTTATCGCGACCAAGCCGCGGTATCCCGAGGTATTCCCTTGTTTTTACTCAAAGAAGACCGGCACGAATGTCACGTACGCACCCGATATCCGTGTATCCTGGCAGAGGATACCGCGTGTGCCCAGGTAGGGTGCAATGACGGTGCATTTACGCAGCCTGATACGACCCTGCCATCCGCGGGTGCTCCCAAGGAAGATACGTGGGTCGGTCGAACGGGGAATGCCGGTGGGATTATCCGGGCATCTATGGTCTATGAAATAAGCGATCTCCCCTCGCGGGACAGGTACGGGATTCGTGGGTTTGCTGGGTCACTATTATCATCGCGCATTCCAAACCCAGGATGGTCTCTTCCGGTGGTAACCCGAACATTTATGGAGATACCACTCCAGGGCCGCCAGCACCATTCCGTGATCCTTCCGTTCCAGAACGAGATGGTTGGTTTTGTGTTCGCACTTCGTCCTCTGTTTCATCAGCGGGCTGGTCGGAATACACGGTTTGATGGATTCCGGACTGACAGCGTAAACCAGCGCGACCTGGATGAAACAACACTGGATACACTGTATACCGAGCCCGACCAGTTAGTCGTGGGAGATAGGAACGTAGACTGTCCTCCGGCGGAGTTATTAAAGGACGCGGAGCTGGTTGTTGGGAATATGGTCCTAGAACGGCGCGAGGCATTATGGTGGCGCCAAGACTCGTGGCTTCAGTCGGGACGCACACCTCCCACACGGACACGATTTGTATACGGAAGATTCTGGGACACAGACCCCAGGGTTCCTAGCGGCGGCACGTTTTTGGAGCATATGCCGCGCACGGAACTCCGCCTGAATCTACACGACTCCACCCCAGACTGTACGCTTCTTCTATGGGGCCTGCGGAGAACAACCGCGATGATACACGACCAGGTCCTTCGCATCAAGGATTTACACGCTTGAGTTATGGGGTTTGTATAACAAACTACATAATCACATCGGAAAACTAGTTATGACGGCAGCAACCACACCCGGCCGTGCGCCCAAGAAGTTTTGTCATAGATGCCTTACAAGCACCCCCACAATCACAGCACGCGAGTTTTCCAATATTTTCGTTCAGGAGGCGTTGTGTCTGTGGCAACCGAGTTGACGTAAGAAGCGCACTCTTGCGGCACCCTGTAGTTGTGCATTTTCCGGCTACGAGTGACTTCGCACCAGCTACGCGATTCAAGTATTCAAACGTACGGAGTGGCTGTGAGTTAGGCATGTCTATCTAGTCCATCTGATTATTTTCACCACACGTCCCACAGAATCCACACGTGCACGGTCCGTTACACGGATTCCCTGGTCCGATGACGTTCTGAGGGACACCACGCACGAGGTTCGGTGTGCTGCTCGGGGGCTGTGGTCGGGCTTCGGTGTCCGTACAGCATTCCTTCGACTGAGGCTTGTTCCACCCAGCGGGCCGATGAGGGGTTCTGGCAAGCATTACACCAGTACCATACGTGTGCGGCCTTCCTAGTGTAGAAATCGGAAGACGCTGTACCGGGCGAGCGGCGCGGATGAGTGTTGCCTGTGACACCTGTTTGCCCCGAACCGTTTTTGCGCTACGATGCTTTGTTTGCTTCAGAATCTCCTTCGCGGAACCACCCCCCTGGTGTGGCGACGCATTCATACCCGTCTTGGTGTACGTCGTGATTCGCTGTTTTCCATTTTTTACAGAACACGTACGTGAACCCTTGCTGGCACACCCACCACGATCACACCCGGGTGCATAGTTGGAACACGCTCTTGCTGCCCGATTCTGTTTTTTCATCTGGAGAAAAAAAGACTGTGATGACACAAACGAACTATAACATTTCGTAGGAATCCCTGATGCGCACGTTTTGGAACCACATCCCGAATCACAGCAAGGATTCGCGGCCCCTGTACGAAGCGGGTTTGTAATATCGCGCGGTGTGTATATTTCCTCTGACATCTAACGTTGTATCTCAAAAACCGCGTGAGTAGCAGATGAACAACCCAGCATATACGAGTGTCCTGGTTGGCTGTGGTATCATTATCGCGATGAGTGTGATCGCATACCCGTTGTACAGAGGGTCGCGCACAGAGGGCTTTCAGAATGAAAAAACGGGAACGAAGACGAAGACTATTGTAAAGTATGAGCGAGGTGAACCGTGGGATAAACAAGAGGTTCTATCCTGGAAAGCAAGACTAATGACCGCACATACCAAATACCAGAATCTCCAAGATGATATACAGGCCGTATATAACAAGTATCTATCTGTCGAAAGCAAGCTAGAACAGGCCGCGAGAAAGAAGCATACGCACTGGTTAACGATGACCCCAGCAGACCGCGAGAGGGCTGGGATGATAGATGACCCCATCCAAGCATACTACGCACCCATTACGTCCCTGTCACGGTTACCACTGGGTGGGCTAAAAGATAATGAGGGTAATCTCCCATTTGGGATTCCACGGGTCTCTCTACTAGGTCCCGATGAGGCAATCTCGTTCGCGTGGGAACCCAAGAGCAACGGCGAGGCGACATTCTATCAAAATGCAAAGGAGTATGTGGACAGCCTGGGAGATGTGATTCGTCGTACTGGTAAACAACTGGATATACTAGCGTGGAGCACTACAGGAAACAAGAAGGCGTCACTTCTACCACGGGTAGAAACCCTAAAAAAAGATTCAGATGAAAAGCAGAAAGAACTGCAGGCAAAAAAAAAGGAGGGGTTCGCCACAACCACCACAACAATACAGGTATACCCATACTACTCTGCGACACACCTTGTCAACCGTGCGATAAATCACATGGAAACTATGACCAATACCATACAAAAAACACGAGATGATGTCTCACGGGCAGCCAAGCTGGTAGACGAAATGGATAACCAGGGGAAGAAGACCCATCAAAAACTCCGGGCCGCGGCGGCAGGGGGTCGTAATTGACGGCGGTAACGAACGGTGTGAATCCTCTATCACACAGCACCTGACACAACCCCAGTCATATCAATCACCCCAGTCATGTCAATCAATGTGGTAATTCCAGAGTCTCTGTACAAGACCTTCCAGTCCGTCACCAGGCTATACACCGATATGATCGGCGAGGGCAACATGACATTTGATGAGGATGGTATCTCAATGACAGGAATGGACCAGAGTCACGTTTGCCTTCTCCGCACATCACTGCCAGCACAGATGCTTCGGGAAGGAGGGGGTGAGTATGTATATTCGGGAGAAGATGCCATCGTTGGGGTTCCATACAAGGTGATCTCAACCATCCTAGGAACATTCAGTGGTGCCAAGAGTATCCATATGGGTGTGGACCCCAGCAAGGACTCTATGGACCTTCGTGTTGTAACTGGCGATGGCACGTCACGCTTTGTAGTCAAGATGATGGACCTCGAGGAGGATGCTATGGATATCCCGGAAATGGAGTATGATGTTTGCACGGATGTCCCATTCAAGACTCTCCAAAAGGCATTCGGACAAGCAGAATCACTGGATGCATCGGTTGTTAACTTTGTGCGGTCACCGGATATGATGCGTCTCCGCTATCAGACCGATACTGTGGATGCTGATGTGGTGCTACACACTGATACACACGTTGGTAGTCCATCGGAAACATCCGTTGCGGCAACGTATCCTAAGCGACTCCTTGCTGCGGGACAGATGTCTACAAATGTTCGTATCTCATTCACCAAGGACCTACCGATTCAGTTTATGTGCAAGTACGATGATTCCCCCACGAGTGGATTCACAGAACTGTATGTTGCACCAAGGATTGATGATGAAGATGACGAGGCTACTGAAGATGACGACTACCAGAACTACCGCGATTGAACCACTTCATCACACAAGGGGAACTGTTTTTCCATTTACACATTGTAGATGAAAGGACATATGACAGGTCGTATTACGACACTCGTAGTCGTTCTAGTGAGTGCGATTGTTCTAGGAGTGATCCTGGGGTCTTTTACTCCGAGGGAGGGATTCCAGGAGCCTTCGCCTGAAAAAATACGCCCTGCTAACCCAGCACGGCGCATAAAAACCCTAGAAGAAGAGGTATCGGATGACGAAGAACACATCGAAGACCTCCGCAAGGTCTTGGCGAATACGGTGAAGCGTCTCCAGAAGCTCGAATCAAGGAATAACAAACCACAGTCTTCTAACACATCCCCTGGAAGCAAACGCTCAGTAGACGACAGGCAGACAAAACACATCGAAGAACTCCGCGAGGTCCTGGCGAACACGATTCGCCAGCTCCGCAAAGACGATATACTTCCTGGTGGAACCGCGTGCGGATGCGCGTCTAAACCAGTGATTGACCCAACTACGGGAATGGCTGACGCAACAGAGGGTTGCCGTCCCCCGGGATGGATGCGGATGATGGAACACGAGTCACGGCGTAACCAGCACGAAAATGACTGCCCACTCAAACATTACGAGTCTTCTTCCGTCTGAGTGTTTTCTGCTTTGTACGTGTTTTCTTTGTATCAGAACCAGCGTTTTCTCGTTTGTATGTCTCCAGAGCACGATAAATCGTGTTGTGGAGTTTATCATCTCCCCCGTTGTACCGAATGTTCCAGAGATAGTATTCGGCGCTTGTCTTCCACCCCCGTTGTTTAGATAAGTTTGTAATCTCCCGCCGGCGTTCCTTGCGCATATCATTCAGTGTCTCCTGGTCTCCTACGCATTCCGTCGGTAACGGCAATATGGGTTTTTCATCTAGAAGCAATGCTTTATAATGTAAATGAACGAGCTTGTCACATATCTTAAGTATCGCAGACGCAGAGACCGGGAGCACCTTCGCAAACCGAATCGATAAGAACATATAAAGGCACGATTCGATCGACGCGATCAGAACCTTCTGTGTTCGCTTACCATCCGAAGAAGGAACACGTGATTCAATACGGTAGACACTCTGGCATCCGTTGCTTGTCCCTATGATAAAGCACGCGATAGGCCCCTTTTTGCCGATGCGAACCTCGTATGAATCGGGAAGGAACTCACCTCTGCCCTGGCGCGTGACGGTATGTATCTTTGTACCATCCGACAAGACCCCGTCTTCTTCACCAAGTGTCCGTGTGATACGACGTAGTGTTTTTTTCGGATTGGGTGAAATGAGCATAGGATACATCGCATATCTCGGAATAGAAAACTCGGGCGCGCGTTTGCGACCATCTCGTCCAATCGAACGACGCAGGAGGTCTACGCATTCCGGACCGATGAACGCAAACTCCTCATCCTCCTTTTTACGTGTATCTTGTAAGTTAACCAGTGCACGCAAAACCGCTGTGCGGACCGACTTGGATAGTTCTGGTCGCGTCGGTTTGTGGTCGCGGATCTGAATCGGATGCGCACGATTGAGAAGGCTCAGGCGCTTCATAACCTTCTCCCACCGTTCCACCTGTCCTCTTGGGCGGCTTAGTTCTAGATACGCGGCCATACGAAGGTAGTCTGGTCCAGAATACAGTATGTTATCGCGGGTCAGGGCGTGTTTCCGGAGGACATCCAGTAACTCGCTATCCACGTGTGTTATATCGGCAATCGATACCCCGTCGGCGTACACCTTGTATGTGCCGTGATGTGCAGCAGTGGTCACAAACGTCTCCGACCCAGTGTTCTTATGCACATCATCGGCGATTGTGATTGCGTGCTTTACCGGGTCATCAGAGAAGAAATCCCAATCCGGGAGGTCATATTCGGTGCTGTAAAACTGGTCTTTAGGGGGCAACACGGCATTCAGCGCGGTCCCACCATATACGATAAGCCGATTCTTTGATACGAACCTCTCCACGTATTTCAGGGTATTTATAATTTTAGGGTCAAGCACCATCTCCCGCGTCTGGTCCTTCGCGATTGACTCGCTAATCTGTTTCGCAGTCTCGGTAAACCGTTCAATCATCGCATCGGTCAGTTCAGGATATCCACTAGAACGCCGTATCCTACGGCGCGTTGGTGTACGATTCGTCATGTATTCTACTTCTGATACCATTCTAATCCAGTTTGGTTGCCCTTACATCGCCGTGGGTCACCACAGACCGCAGAAAATAGATACCATAGCGTCCGCTGCCCCCCCAGTGGTCTATAACGGATGGTTTCACGGCATATCCCGGAACCGGTGTCTTGCCCCGTATGTCATAAGAGATTCCGATTTTTGCTTTAGACATATCACGATTCATCCGGTCAACCTCTGTTGCTGGATGATAAAGCACGAGGGGGCGCGCAAGGTATGTCATCGTGACGTGTGATTCTAGTTTATCGCACCACTGTGTGGGCTGGATGCGCGTCCCGAGTATTGTATTCCAGGCACCCCCCCCACTACCACCACCTTTGGTAAGGGGATTGATTGGATTAGCACTAGAGTTACCGCAGTATTGGATTACCGACAAATAGGAATCTGCCTGTGGAGCATTGTCTGCATTTAGTGTATTATCCCATATATAAGAGCGGATTTGTGAGCTATTCTTCGTTGCTTCGAACGAATACCCGTTGAGGACATTCTTATTCTGTAGATACCCCCTTCCAAGAGACGACGGGAATACTACAACAAAAGACGTTCCGAACCGAATGTGTGGAAGATTGGAATCCTCATACAGCTGGCTCGTGCCGTCGCGGCTGTTCGGAAATACCATGCACAACTTGGGCGTATCGGTTGTTCCGTTTCCAACGGATTCCTTTGAGCGATTTTGCGATACAAGAACACTATCCATATTGACTGCGTTCGTACACAACATGGTCGGTGAATCAAACGGTACCTTCGCAACACCAGGCGTGTACGCGAGGGCAGACTCGGGCGTTCCGGGCGAGGATGCCGTAGTCTGGATGAAGGTGTCCTGGAGGTCGATCGTCCCCTGTATTGTATTACGGAGCGTCTGGCTGGTCGGCTGACGTATCCCCCCTAGGACGAATATGACCTGGTCACGTGCCTGATTGAGGCGTGTCTCCGAGAGACCCTGAGATTTGCTGGTCTGCGTGTGTGACATAGGGGGGAGACCGCACGCGGTAACGGTATCCTGTATTGTTTTCGCCAGGATGTTTTCTGCGTTTTCTGTTCCATTCTTAATCTGGTCTGACGTGTACCGAGGATTCAGTATCACAAAATATGTCTTACCTACGCCGCCCTGGTTCATACCAAGTGTGTTCTGTGTGGCAGCAAGCACGCACGCAAGGCTGATGGTTCGCTTGTTTTGTACGAGTCCAGTCATCGTGTTGAGAGTACCTACCCGCCACGTATTCAGGGTTGAAGGAGTACTCGTACCGCCGTCAAGCGCAACATTCTGGTCCTGGAAGTAGATATCCATGTACAACGCGCTGGCACCCGCATTGAGGGCATTTTGGTAGTTTTCCAGGCTGTGCGAACCGTAGACGTCAGATGAGTTTGGAACGGGTATCTTATCCGCGTCGTTCAGCGTTGGGTATGCTACGGTCAGGTACGTGAGGTCTGTAAGGGTTCTGGTGTTGGGGTCCGTTTCCGCCGCATCTTTGTCTAAATCATAGATGCTCCGCCCCTCCGCCCCCCCGTAATACGCACTGGATAATGAGAGTGGTTTTTTAGGAGACCTGAGCGTGATTGCTCCAGAAGATGTTGCTGCGTACAGAACGTACATGCTTATCAGAAGAATCAACCCAATGTAAAAGTACATGTTACTCTGTGACTCCATAGACCCCACGAATATCAGAAACATTGGTATCGTAAACGCCGCGATCATAAACGGGAGAAGCCACAGAGAAACCCCTGGTATATTTTGTGCCGAATACGATGTCGTATTCACGACGGTGGTTATAAACAGCGTTGTTACCAGGGCGAATAACACGTTTGTCCCACCACCGGGTAACATATTCGCCCCCGATATATAAAACACCAGCACCAACCCAGCAACAACCGCATTCAGGATTGTCCCTACGAACAGCATTGTTTCGGGGAACTCCGGTGATATCTTGTATATTGTTGTAAGGAGTGATAGCGCTCCTAAAAGGAGAAACGACCCTATGCTGTACCTCACCCACGTGTGGCCTTGTCTTTCCATCTACTGGGTAATGCTGATTTTGACTTATCGTTTACAACCAAGGGCGGTTATTTCTTGGTGAATAATCCTACAAACGTCCTCTGCGGTCTTACATCCGGAGTGTTGAATCCTCGTATCGATCAAGATGAGATGTTCTGCCACGGCTTTTCGGATTGAAGTTTTGATGCGGGCATCCGTAAATGCTCGGCATACGTACCGCGTGTGTTTGTTCCGGTTGGTGATGTTTGAAAATCGTTTCCCACAAAACGGGCATACTGGGTCGGTATACATATGAACCGTTGAAGGCAAGGGGTCTGACGAAATATCACATGCCGATGTAACTGGATTAAAACTACAGAATACTGAGTTATCCACGCACGGATTCTTCCTGGCAAGATGTCTCTGCAGGTTTTCAGACCTCGGGAACTCTTGTCCACATCGCGGGCAAGCGTGGCCTGGCATGTTTTACTATGATGTCCGAGAAGAGAAGATAATCGCATAGTCTCCGCGTTCCACATTGTCTGCGCTGTGAGCCCTCCGGATACCATCCCACCCAAGAGATGATACGAGGGGAATCCCGCACATCGCCATCGTTTCCCTGACCACATCTACGGGCCGATTCTGTACAAACCACGCAGTAAGCCCCCCGAGCCCCCCGCGTCCTGGAAGTCTGGATGATTCCCTGCGTAATACACTCTGTATCTTTGATACTTCCGAGTGTGCAAGGTCTCTTGTGAGCATCGCGCCAATTGTGGCAATACATCCCCGGCGCCCTGCTGAATCCGTAACGTACATGGTGGTGCCATTCACATTGTACGTAATCCCGAGTACGGTTCGTAAATAATCAAGGAGTGTCATTGCATCCGTGTCACGCGAACCACTCAGCCTGCAGCACGATGCTATCAGAGACCTTGCGCGTATCTCCGAGAGCGAGTGGTCTTCTCCCCTTTTTACCCAGAATGGAACCGCGCACACAAACCACGCCTCTTTTGACCGCACCGGGACCTCCCATAGTCCTCTTGGTACCGAACACGCCGCGCACCCGTCCGGAGTGAGTTTCCCCGGTGTATACCGATTGGGTACCATAGACCCCCACCCGCGCGTGCCCGCGCTGCTCATATGCTGAAGAAGCATCGTATCCCATTCGGTAAACGCGCCCCCTTTTTCAGGAGCCATAACAACCATCACACATTTACTCGGTTGATAGTATTCCTTGTGAAACCCAAGCGCGGTATCTATTGTGATGCTTGGTAAGCCGGCGTGGTGAATCGCGGCTTCGGTTGGGCGGCCTGTTCCCTGGCGGATCCAGTACGCCATCGTCCACATCAAGGACTGTGTGGGGTCTTCGTTATCAATCTCGCTCCGAATCACGCGCATCTCTTTTTCACCCGCCTCGCCCCGGTATCCTGCTGGTGAAAATATCCCCGCGAGAAATCGCACAACACCCGCGATGGACCTCTTTTTACATGGTATATTCCGCAGACAGTATTGAGTATAATTTGCGTGTGTTGTTGCCCCGATGACAATGCCGTGGTCGTCGCGGAGACGTAAAAAACCATACGCATCCTTAAACCCACCGTTAAACGCACAGCAGATGTGCTCACACGCGTGTGCTGCCTGCGGCCGATTTGCTCCTTCTTGGTTTTCTCCTGCTGGAACAATCAGGCAAGCCTGGCACGTATCATCCTTGGACGGAAGCATCCGCAATCTCAGCCCATTTGCAAGAACGCGTGAACTCATTGTATCTATCTACGTGTCAGGTCCTGAAAACAAGAGCGTTCTTATCTCACGCATCCTCTCGGATCACCAGTTCCATTAGACCCTTCCACTTGGCATACATATGGGGATCGCCGAACTGGTCTACGGCCGTATTTTCGGCATTCCCATCGAGGGTATGAACCCTCGCACGGATTCCATCCCCCTGCAACCACGCCTCGTGGAACATATGGCACCGCTCAAGATATTTGAGAGGGATGCTATCCTCACCACCTCGGGAACGCTTGTGGACCCTACCAAGACAGGCCACAGGGTCCGCCGCGATATAGAAGAAATGGTCGGGTTGGACCTCGGTCGCAAACTCTTCAAACCACCTGCGGTAAATCTCATAGTCCACACGTCGGATCATCTTGTCTTCGTGAAGCATCTTCACAAAGACCTCACGGTCTGTGTACAGGCATCTCTCCGTAATCACAATATCGACCCCACTCCTCACCGCCCGCCGGATGGCCACCAGGCGTGAGATATAGACCATCATCTGAAAGCTAAACGCGTTTCGCTTTTGGTCCGCATAGAATAGATTCAGCATCGGGGTACCATCTTCATCACAGATCGTTTTCCAGTCGGATACCGGCTCGGGAACAAATGTTATAGATTTACCACAAATTGTATACACGGTGATATCAGTGTCGGTGACAGTTTCAGTGTGTGCAGAAGTCTTTGACAGATAAGAAACAAAGGTGCTCTTGCCGCTCCCGATGTTGCCCTCAATGCTGATGATCATAACCATCGTTGAATCCGAATGTATAGACCACTATCTGTCCTGCGGACGATGGTCAATTCAGACGATGACACGCTATGAAACTATCGTCATCCAATAGATGCGTTCGGGTGCTTATTTTGCAGAGTTTTTTGGTACGTTCTTATTCTTGGGTGTGATACGTGCAACCTCGGGAAATCCTCTCGCAATCGGGGCTGCGCTGGCTGCCGCAGTGTTCTTGACAGCCGGAATATCGGGTGGGAATCTTAACCCAGCGGTCTCGGTGATGAGTTATGCGCTGGGTTCACTTGGTGCGATGGATACCCTCCTGTACACTGTTGCCCAAGTGGCTGCTGGGTTGATGGTCGCCAGGTTTGTCCCAAAAATGGTATAGACTATTTCCGAAGCGCGATAACGCTACCAGCAAGGACTACCCCCGCAAGAAGCAGCATCGGGAGAAGATGGGCGGTGTCGTTGCTGGGTGCTGGGTTCGCCGGTGGTTCATCTCGTACGATTACCACCTCCGGGGAAGTGCGCTCATAAACAGGGCTATCGATCACAACGGGAGGTGAATAGTATACTGGGTACCGATTGTACCACCTCTGGTTCCAGTGGGGTATCCACGTGGGTCCATATCCCGAATGACCCATTCTCCAAGAAGACCCGTGCCTCCTGCCTCTCCGCCTGCTGCCACTCCTTCGCCCGCCGCCCCGTCTGCTACCACCTCGTCTGCCGCGGAATCCTTCCTCGCCAGGTTCAATATCACTCACCTGGACTGGATATTGCTTACATGCATTGGGACCAAACTCACCGGCTTCGCACTTTTGATTCATTCCTATATAATCCACACCATTTGAATCAGATACCATCACCTTGTTTCCACTGGGTACACCGCCCATTCCCTTATGGCGAATGTTGTTTGCCTCTGCATCCGTATTCTCATGGACCCACATCATCTTGCACGTTGTACCTGTTTTTGCCGACGAGACGAGGTCACCCGGAACAAGGCCCGCGAGCGAACCAATCAAACGAGGTACCACACCGTATTCACCGGGAATCCCAACCGCGGTTCCGTCCGCAAGCCGATACGCATCCTGACCCTTGATGTTCTTACATTCAATACCCGTGCTATATGCCTTTCGGATCCCGTATCCCTTGAACTGCGACCCCTCACCGAGCGAGGTCGCGTAATAATCCAGTGCCCCGAGGTTCTTTCCAATCGCTGTATAGTTTCCATCCTTGCTGCTACCGAGTTGCTCCGGAGTGCTGATTGCCCCTCGTAGCGGGAGGATTACGTCCGGAGGACCAGTATTTTTTAAGGAACACATCCCACCTTTGATGGGATTACTTGGGTCACACGCCATTTGCTCTGGTAGTTTCTAACTACCTAAGCAACGTGAACATATGTGATAGGATAATCAATCAGTACGTGTACGCGAGCCCACCAAGTCCGTTGCTAATGCGCAGGATGTTGTATCCCCACGCGTATACAACCAGATTGTAGTTCTGGGTAGGTCGTGACATGCTCACCACGAGTTCCGCCTTGTCAACCGCACTAAAGTTAAGCGTCCCAGATGGCTGGTATTCTTCTGGACGAATCGCGAAGGAATGCACGTACACCCCCTTCAGGCGCTGAGCAGGGACATTGGTGTGATACCGAACCGGTTGCTCCAGGCGGAACCAGTCGGCGTGCTCCGTCTCAAACACCGACTGTCCTCCGACGCGTAGTGTAACGTCCTGGATGAGGTCCGCAAAGAAGTCGCCGCTCGCATCGTGCTCTCCAACGGGGAACTGAAGCCACCGGTTCTTGTCCATATCGCAGTATACCGATGACTTTGGCTCCGGTTCAAGGACCCAGATGAGCTCTTTGGTTGGGAGGCTTAGCTGGAGCGGCACGGTCTCCATAACGGATGGAACATCTACCGTACCAAGTGCCACAGGGTCGGTCCCACGAAGCTGTGCCTTTGCCGCTGTGAGCACCCGGTTGTTCTGCTGAACGGTTTCGATAAGATACTCAAGGGGTGAGGATGTAAACGTGGTCCTCTCTTCCCGATCAAGATGGACAACGTCCGCAAATAACTGAACCGAGCTGTACGCGTACGACCCTGGCAAGCGCACGTCTATGGGGCTGTATATGAGCTGGTCGTAAGGACGCAGGTAGGTTCGTACTCTCACATCGGTATGCTTCAATCCTACAAGAGGAACCGCGCACCCGCTTGTACGAGCAAACCAGAATGGAAGGGGAATGCGCGTAACAATCCCGTTTCCACTACCAACCACCTTTCCGATATCATCATTGTATACCAGGTCACCCCCCCGGAGTTCGTCCAGAGCATACTGTTTTCCAAAGTTTTCTGCGAGCAGCTGGTACGCCGCGATCCAGTCACCCCAGAGGGTCTGGATTACCTGCCCGTTGATGATGAACTCTATCTTTTCAATAGCCGCGCACCCAACGTTATCAGTGTAAATAATATCTCCCGATGAAACATCTGCAAATGACAAGTCCTGAAGCGACGGGAGCGCGATTTCAAGTGTCAGGCCACGGAGGAGGTCGCCCACGTGCTCAATCTTAAACTCCACCGTGGTCGACATGAGTCGTGACGTCGGCCGGGTGATCTGATATCTCTGGAGCGCAAAGTTGGAGTGGCGCTTGTGGGACGACTTCCAGAATGTAATCTGTGGATTTCCGGTCAGATATTTATCTTCATCCGATTTTGCGACCAGAGCAACAAGACTTCCGGGCATTCTCTATATCTACTCTACGAAATGGAGATTTAATACAGAACGGGGTCACGCCACGATATCCTTCGAAACCACAAACACCGGAAAATCGTGAACCCTTGCGATTCCAACCAGAGAATCTTGGAGACCAACTTTTACAATCGGAGCGTGGGTTGCTTGTCTTGCAAAACGAACATATATCTGTGATAACTGGCTTATCGTATTCGGCAGAAGCCTCGATGAACGTATCCTTTCAGATGTATTGCGGAGACCCAGTTGGGGGTCATTTATGTCCTTTACAGATACCTTTAGTAGAAACGGAATACGTTTTCCGGGGTCAGATTCTTCGTATGCCGAAATAAGGTCCCAAATCACCTTCATATTCTGTGTTCCGGTATATAGTTTCTCGGAACCCTCTTTTGTTTTTAGAGGCGCCCTTTTCTGAAATAGCTTGCTCGGTAGTCGCATTCCAAATACAGACGATGGTAATATAGCGGTATACCCACGTGTAGTTCCGTTTGTATTGATAAGATACTTGTAGATAACATCCAGATACTCCAGACTGAGTCGTAATATTGCGTGTTCCAGGAATGATGGCTTTGTCAGTTTCGTTTGATACTGAATATCGTGTCCCGTATCCTTTTCTACGTATGTAACCGGGTCGTGTGTACGGAATGTGTATGTCTTATTCCTAACTGCATCTGCTACGCTCTGTAGGACGACTGAAAATGCCTTATCCGCAGGAAGCGCAATGGAAAACGGTGAGGTTGGTACCAGAGCGATGAATCGGTTGACTCCTTCATACAAAGTTTCGGGATTTGTCTTTGAAAATACCGTTCCTAGATCAGATGCCTTTAGAATATTTTTCTTAGAAAATCCATCGGAACTTTTTGTTGTGCGTATAGCATCGTCAATCACCTTTGATCTGTGATCTAACCCAATCATCATATTGCGAGGCTCCAGGTTTTTGAACCGCGAAGAAAACATTTTAGGAACTGGATCATCCGCAACATATGTAACAACCGTATGCCGAACACCCCGGATGGTAACCGTTCCCGTAATCTGCGATGCTGCGCCGATCGTATCTTGCAGACGCGAAAAGAGTCCTGCTGTCCCCACTTTACTCCTTGCGAAATCTGCCTTTTCGGATAGATTCTTAACTAGAAGCTGCAATCGCGACACGTCTTTTTCGACCGCACCAATCTTATCCAATATCTTGGTAAAATCTCCGCTCATAGAAGATTTTATCTTTTCAACAAGGTCGCTTGCATTCTTGATAGCGCTCTCGGTTTCATCTTCAGACAGAGATTTTCCTGAATCACCAATCATATCCGATATTTTATCACGAAGAAGTTTCCTCCCCTCTGTTGTTGTGATATCAACATCTGGATGTTTTTCTTGCAAGTGCTTGGATACAGAAGTCTCAATCTCACGAAGTGCTCGTGACATCCGCTTGAGTTTTGTTTTCTCCCGAAGAGCGTTCTCTAACTGGGTATTGTACTCTGGCTTCCCAGTCAACTCGGATATGATGATGTCAAGCGTTGCGAGCGACACACGAATGTCACGCAGCGTATCATAAATCCCCATCTATTTCTCCGCTACTAAGAAACTTCAGTAGTTCTGGAGAAGGTTTGTAACCGCGTCCATAAGATGGTCACGGTGGCGTTTTTTCTGGAAACAGACCACATATCGCTTGTATATTTTCCAGATTCTAGGACCTGCTTTTAGTTGTATCATATCACCGGACACGTTTGCAACATACCCCCCCTTGCGGAGTACCGGAGGGAAATCTCGCCGGTCAATATATCGGATAAAGGAACCGATGTCTGGGTCATCTACATCATCACACGATACATGCATGTAGTCACCGAGTTTCGTGGCAAAGTCTTTCCGAAGAGTCGCATCGTTTACATATTCGGCTAGTACATCTTTTGCAAATTGACGCGTGGATGGTAATTCGTCCATATCAGCTATCTAAACCCACTATCCCTGACTTAGAAGACATGCTGCGAAATGAGGCTGGATATATATCACTCGTGACCGAGGTTATGAACGACGGAGAGGAACGCGAGGGACGCAACGGGATTACGCGTTCTGTGTTTGGGAGGCAGCTCCGTTTTGACCTCACACGAACAACAGAGGACGGTCGTGTGGAATGGGTCCTGCCGCTTCTTACGACAAAGAAAGTCCCATACCGGCTTGTCCTTGAAGAACTCAAGTGGTTTGTGTCGGGTCGCACGGATAACAAACATCTTGCTGACGAGCGGGTGCGTATCTGGCAGGCAAACGCGGATACCGGACCTCTTTGGCCGGGGTCAGACCCTTCGGTTGGAGACCTTGGCCCTATCTACGGATTCCAGTGGCGTCATTTTGGTGCGAAATACACAGGATGTAAGACATACGACGATGGAGGTGTTGAAGATACCCCGCTTGAGTACCAGACGTCTCAATATGATGGAATGGGTGTTGACCAGATCGAATGGGTCGTCAAGGAACTTAAGGAGCACCCAGAGAGTCGTCGGGCGGTGATGTCCGCCTGGAATCCAGTAGACATCCAAAAGATGGCACTGCCGCCCTGTCACGTGATGGCACAGTTCTGGATTGGTAAGAATGGTCTTTCGTGCCACATGTACCAGCGGAGCGCAGACCTAGGCCTCGGAGTACCGTTCAATATCGCATCTTACGCAACGCTGACGCACGTCATCGCCCACGCGGTGGGTGTTCCCCCGTGTGAACTCGTGATGTCCTTCGGGGACTGTCACGTATACGCGGGACACGTAGATCCACTCCGAGAGCAGTGTACCCGGGATATCAGGTCATTCCCAACGATTGATTTTATGAACGGGATGTACGGTTCATACAGCGTGGATGAGCTCATGGAGATGGGAGGGGGGTTCCGTGTTCTCGAGTATGACCCTCATCCGACTATCAAAATGGATATGGTTGCGTGAACAGTTTGACCCATATAACTTCCCATAGTATCCAGATGGACATCCTTAGTATTCTTGCTGGTTTTTTTGCTATGGTATTGTTGGTGATTCTTACCACTTCTAAGACCCGCGATATTTGGGACCCTCCGAAGAGCAGCAAGGGGACACCGAGGTATTCCAATCGTTCACGGATATTCCCTATTACAACCCGCTCAGGAAGACCAATGATTATGCGTGGAGAATCTGTTGGTATGTACGTAACGGAGGAAATACATGATATGAAGGACTTCCTGAAAAGGCTGAGTGGGACAGTTCGGACAAGCAAGCAACGCGTAAAGATTTCCAAAGCAAGGGGGCGTCTTATCGCGTGGTCGTATAAGCCATTTCGGGACGGAAACTGGTGGGAGATGGTCCGTTCGGGCCTTCGCGACCCCAAATGGCCGTGTATGTTTGGTTCACCCAGCATGATACCAAACCCAGCCGGACATCATCCGGAGTCACCCCTCACGCTGGTCACATCGGAAGAAGACATCCTGCGTTGCGTCGGGGGAGAGGTTACCATACGAGTGTTCCACCCAAACCAGCCAACCTTTCCGAATTTTAAAGCGAGTGAGCACGGAGATATGGTGTGTCGTAAAACTATACAGAAGGTGAAGGGGGAAGAGTTTACACTCCAGGGTGGAGATGTGCTTGTTATACCACGGGGATGGGCATACCGAGTCCGTCTAAATAGTGAATGTGTTGCGCTGTTCCGGGTACCAGTTCACGGTATCATTTCGAGTATCCGGTGGTTCATTGGATAAACTGATATGGGCCTAAACGATGTGAGATATGTTCATACAACAGAATGGCAATGAACCCCGGAGATATGCTTGTGATGATGAAAGACAAGGTGACCGTGCTTACCGATAAGATCGAAGACCTGCGTCGACAGGTGGAGGAGGCAGAGGATACGCGCGAGCAAGCCATTTGCGCGGTGAACCAGCTGGAGACGATGATGGCATCCATCGCAAACCAGTGGGGTCTTGGCGAGCCTACGAGTACGGTTCCAAAGAATACGAGGACCAAGAAGTCAGGCAAGACCAAGGCGGAGACCAAGGTGGAGACCAAGGCGGAGCCCAATGTGGAGACCAATGTGGAGACCAAGGCGGAGACCAAGGCGGAGCCCAAGGCGGAGACCAAGGTGGAGACCAAGGCGGAGCCCAAGGCGGAGACCAAGGTGGAGACCAAGGCGGAGCCCAAGGCGGAGACCAAGGCGGAGCCCAAGGCGGAGCCCAAGGTGGAGACCAAGGCGGAAGCAGAGGACGAAGATGCCATTGAGGTGGAGCAGGACGGTGTTCGTTACGTGGTATTCCTAGATACGAACGAGGTATCTGAGGCAGATGATGCCGAGGAAACCATTGTTGGAACATGGGACTCCAAGGCAAAGAAGATTGTTCTCGGGGCGTAATTGACCGCTATATTTAAATCCGAGGAAGATACCACACCACCATCTTTATGAGTTCTACGCTCAATCTACGCTTGTTTAGACACAAGGGGGTTGTATATATGCTCCACAAAGACACCCAGGTTGTATACTGCTACAACCCAGAAGAACCAATCCAAGTGGGTATGTGGGATAAGGAGAAACACAGCGTTTGTTTTATGGAAGGTGCCCTGGACGCGCTTCATTCGGGTGAGATTGAACGCCTGAGAAATCTTCATCAAAAATCATCAGATACAGTATAGAACGATATGGTGTTTACAGAAGCCTTTTCAGATTGCGCCAGAGCATTCGCTGAAAGCCACAACCACAGCGTGATGAAGGAACACAGTGAGAAGGACGAAAAGGAAGGATTTTCTTCGGTCAGAGGATATCCCCTGATGATGAACGAGAGCATGATGAGTCTTATTGGGCGGATTGTCGCGATGGTTGTTGCGGTTCTTCTCATCGCAATGTTTGGTGAGTATCTCTGGAACACTCACGTTACAAAGATGATGACGATCGCCAAGCCCACGAAGAGCGTATTTGATATTATCGGTCTGTACGTATTTGTTCGTCTGATCCTCGGTTAAACACGATGATTGTTTATTTTCTAAGAATACGGAATCCGTATCATTAGAAATAAAATGAAACCGCGCGTTTAGAATGCAGCAAACGCAGACCCCCCCCCAAGGCCGCCTCCCATCATACCCCCTGCTGCCTGAAGCGGCGCTGCCTGCTGTGTCGGTTGCTGTGCCTGTGCTGGTGGTTGTGGTGTAACACCGCCTCGCTGGTCATACATTGTCTTATTTGCATCCTTATCGCGAGTCCCGTGTGGTAGCGCGTGTCCACCCCCGCCGCCCGGTGGGTTTGCGAACGGGTCGGTACCCGACCCATACTGAGATACCCCCATGCTGTCCGTGCGAGGCATTGGTGGAGGCTTCTGGGCGTGCTGATTCTGAGAATGTGTCAGTTCTGTTTCATCAATCTCTTCAAACCCCTCCCCGTCCTTGGATTCAAAGAACAGCGTAAACAGATTCCCACCCGTCTTCTGTGACGAGACAGCGACTGATGAACCTATGTCTTGAATATCGTGAATCCCGTATAACAAGAATGCCGACATAAAGAACATGATCCCAAAGACAACAACGGGTGACATTGAGAACATCTCATCCACCCCGATACCCGCATAATACGCAACGATGTCACGCATCATCAATACCGCGTATGCAATACCTCCAAGGACCAGTATGCGCATCACGGGCAGCCGCTTGCTCGACACACCACTGCCGCTCACAAATGAAAACACAACGTACTGGAGAGCAAACATAATCGCGGACGCGAGTCCCCATCCCAGAAGAACCTTGGATTCCCCTGTGGTAGGTACAATCTTCTTTACAGCCGCTCCAAAGTCTACCATCTGATGTGTGTTATGAAAAAGTTGATACGATGTTTCGGAGAATACGGTTGTCTCAAGCATCATCGAATCGTGAGTTCATCGCCTTCAACGCCTCGGTCTGCGCCACAGCTGCAATCAACTCATCTGGAAGCGGTTCCAGTTCGAAGATTCATCGTCATCATCGTCATCATCAATTGGTGGCTCATATGTGTATCCACTCCTCTCGCGGATCGAAGCACTTACCCCACGGGTGGGTAGGCCCGCGCTTTGGGTCGCACACAGACCGATTGCGGTGTAATCCGACGCAGCACGTTCAGCACCGAGAAGCCCATGTCCTAATGAACGCGGCGGCCTACCAAGTGGTCTGTCTTCCGGTAGCATAGAAATGCTCGCATAAAGATTCTCAGACGGGGGGATTACCCAGTTGTATTCTCCGGTATCTTCGTCGTTGGTATATTCCACATCAATCGTCGTGTAGCGGAGCGTGTGTGGTAGTCCAATATACACGCGCACACGATTTGTTCCATCCACGAGCACATAATAATGCGGTGAACCATATGTGCCGCCACGGCGAATGTTCTCGGCGAGTCCTCGGTTCTCTTCACAAAGGGTCAGAGTTGCAAATGAGATGAGAGTGGAGACATCTGATACCCCCTTCACGATGCTATTCTCAAAGCGTGTCATCGGGACCCGGAACACAAGATTCCCGATTGGTCCCCCGCACTCTGACTTCCACTGGAGCGTCCCATGCCGAATCACGATATCTGATGCGTTCAGGTTGTACTTTGCGCTTGCGTCCGCGACACTCTCCTTTACGGCGTTCTCAAGGGTCATTGAACCAGCCATCGTGCGTATGTATGTGACATATGACATCACGTACATACGGTCCGTCAATTCATGAGTTCCATCGTCGGCATCATTGCTGCTTCTGATTATAATGTGGTTGGTGTTTCTGCTTGTGGTGCACTGGGTGCTGCTGGTGTTGCTGGTGTTTCTGTCTGTGGCGTTTCTGCTGCTGGTGTTTCTGCCTGTGGCGTTTCTGCTGCTGGTGTTTCTGCCTGTGGTGCTTCTAGCGTGTTTAGCATCAAGCGAGTACTTTCTGGATTCAATATTTTTTCAGTAGCAAGTCTTTCTGGATTCATATTGAGAATCATCTTCCATCCTCTGTTGATATCCTTGTATATATCTTTGTAAAGACCTTCCGGTGTTTTTGATGAAATATTCCGCAGGCTACTCGGAAGCGAGTCTCCTGAAATATCCTCACCACTCGCATCATACACCTGTATCGGCGAAGAATCAGACATAAGCGCATCCTTATCCGATATTAGCATCGTATGTATTCTTTTTGTAAATCCCTTCAGCGTCTTCTTGATATCTCCAAATCGGGTTCCGGATTTTGTAGAAACAGAGACCTCACCCTTTACAAACGCGCTTACAAATGGGTCGTGGATCTTCTCGTAATCACTGACAAGATAAAGTATATTGTTTCTTGGCGGAGGAAGTGTAGCCAGTTCCACCGCCGGTTTCCGCATCAGCACGATATGGTGAATGTTCGGGTCTCGGCGGTTCATCATGTAGAGTCTCTCGGTTACGGGCAGGTTGTTATACACCCGAAATACATCATTCTCATTCCCAGACGCAAACTGTGTCATCTCTACGGAATCGTATATCACCGTATTCGCAGCATCTGTTGTTTCGCTGGGTGAAGGGTGTGTATTCACTATAATATACCCAGACGAAGACATCCTATCTACCCGTCGTCCAGAATGAAAATGTATAGAACCTACCCTACGAACCAGTCCAACCCACTGCACCTATGCGGTTAGCATACGAGTCGTGATACCGATGCTCTCAATCTCTTGCATCAGGAGCTTCATCGCCGCGGGAATCTCAAGATGCGCAAACCCATCCGCATCGTCTGACTCTGCACCGTTGCCGGTACGAATCCCCCCAGAACCACCCAATCCGCGGTAAATACCCTTCCCCGGGTCAGTCACCGCAACACGACCGGTTGCCTTGCCGACCGTCAATGGGAACTTGTCGCTAACATCCATCATCCGCTCCTTCAGGAACACGCTCGTTCCGTGTGAGATCATGCAGTCGCGCTCCATCTCTCCAAACCGGTGGCCACCATCCCTTGACCTGCCCTCTGCTGGCTGTCGTGTAAGCATCACAACCGGACCAGATGACCTAGAATGGATCTTGTCATTCACCATGTGCTTCAGCCTCTGGTAGAATGTGGGGCCGATAAAGATGGGACACGATAGCATCTCTCCGGTAACACCACTCATCATGATCTCGTTCCCCCATCGCTCCATACCGTGCTTCTCCAGAGCATCCCCGATATCGTGTGTATCAAACTCCTCAAACGGCGTACCGTTTCCAAACGACCCCGTCATACATCCAGCCTTGCCAAGCACACACTCTACAATCTGAGCAATCGTCATACGACTAGGTACAGCGTGCGGATTGATGATAATATCTGGGCGGATCCCATTGGGCGTGACGGGCATATCCTCTTCCGGGATAATCATCCCACACGTACCCTTCTGTCCGTGACGCGAACTGAACTTGTCTCCAACCGTGGGAACACGCTCAGAACGAACACGCAGCTTCATCACACAGTATCCATCACCGTTGATAGAGCGATATACCTTATCTACGTATCCATTCTCATTAGAGCGGAGGGTCTTGCTGAGGTCACGGTAGGTTACCTTTTCGGCGATCACGTCTCGCATCCGCGAGGCCCCGCCTGATTTCCGTCCCCCGGTCTTCCCGTGCCTAACCGGTGAGACCTTCCCGAGGATGATGTCATTGCTCTCTACCCACGTGTTCACGGGAGCATACCCATCAGATGACAACTTATCGTACGTGCCGTGTCGCATCCCCTCCGTCTTTGTTGGGTCGGGGCGACAGAACTTCTCCTCTTCTCCCGTCGTTGCGTTCTTCTTCTCCTCGTCGCGATATGTCCGGTAGAAGAATGAGCGGAAGAGTCCCCTGTCGACAGACGCCTTGTTCAGAAGAACCGAGTCCTCCTGGTTGTACCCCGTGAAGCACATAATCGCAACAACAACGTTCATTCCGTTGGGAAGGTCTGTATTGCGGAAATACGTGTCCATCTTGGTGTATACAAGTGGCTTCTGTGGGTAGCACAGCACGTTGCTTGCGGTATCCATTCGGTCTAGATAGTTTGTGGCGTACATACCCATCGCCTGCTTTCCCATCGCAGACTGGTACGTATTTCTCGGTGCCTGGTTGTGGTCGGGAAAGGGGATCATGCTCGCCATTGTCCCTAGAATCGTGCACGGGTGAATCTCCATATGAGTGTAACGGATGCTCGGGTTGCGATATCTGGGAGACATCAGAATCATAGACGAGTTCATCTCATTCACGTCTACGTACTCTATAAACGCACCCGGGGAACCAGTCGTTACATCTGAAACAATACCTGGATAGCACACGAGCTTTGTCCAGTTAAGTTCCGAATCACGAATCTTTCGCAGGATGTCGCGTGAAATCCGGAGTTTCCCCTGGCGGTCAACCTTCAGGAGGGGACGGAGGATGCGCCCCATATCGGTCCACACGATGATATCCTTACCCTTTAGATACAGCGAGGTCATTGGGTTAATCGCACCGGCCGTACGCTTACCTCGCAAGAACTTCAGGGTTGCGACGCTGTCGTCTACGAGGCCAAACAGGCGACCGTTTATCCAGACGCGGGTGTTCTGTACCATCCGGTGGCTCATCTCGTCCGTGATATCTTCCAAGAGCAGAACCCTATCGCGAAGTAGCGCCTTTACCATTTCTGGCGAGGTGCCATTGGTTACGACCGTCGTGATGGAGAGATTCTTTACCACACCAACGGATTCGCCCTCCGGTGTCTCAGACGGACACACAACTCCCCACGCCGTGGAATGCAGCTTCCGTGGGGCAACGAGTTTTCCGCTCTTTTCCACGGGTGTTGTCAGTCGGCGGAGATGAGAAATCGTACCATTCCGGTTCAGACGCGCAAGGACCTGCGAGACACCAACCTTCCCGACGCTATTCTTCATTCCAAAGTTACCAGTTGCCAGGGCATACTTCAGACCAGCATCCAGTGTGGTAGTACGAATGATCTTGAAGATGTTTGTCCCGTTGATGATGTCGTCGTACACCCGCGTCGCCCGCCACGCACCAGACTGAAGCTCCTTCTGAATTCCGGAACGGATGTCGCGCACCACCTTGGATGTCCAGTACTGGTATAGGAGTCGTGTCATCAGCGAACCAGCCAGTTCTACACGCTTATTGTGATAGCCATCCCGGTCATCGTATCCAACCTCACCGGTCATGCAGCGAATAATACGCCTGGCGCTATGTCCCATAAACCACCCCTTCTCGTGGTCTCCATCAGCAGTGCGCCCAATATGAGGAAGAAAGTCCTCCATCAGGATCTTCTTCACGAATCGTACGCGGTCCTCTATCTGAATCCGAGCAGACAGGCTCGTGTTCTTTGCCAGAAGCTCAAGTGCCTGCTCCTGGGTTTCATATGGCTCCGCCTCTCGCAGGGTAGGCGTTAGGAGTTTCCAGTACTTTGACGCGTGTTCCCCCTTGAAATCACCAATCACACGTCGCGCGATTGCCTCGTCCGTCGTGATACCGATTGCCTTGAAGAGCACTCCAAGAGGAATATCCATCCGAACCTTGGGGATATTCACACGCATCACGTCGCCATGGTCTCGCGTGCGCATCATCTTGATGCAGTATCCCCGCACAAACCCCTGCTTTTCCGCCGGGGCAGACTTGAGTTCTCCTAGGAATAGATACTTGCTGCCCCTCCCTCCCTGGAATACGTATAGCCAGTTCTCGGTGATCATCTCCTGGCTCACAATCACGCGCTCTCCGCCGTTGATGATAAAGTACCCGCCCTCCTCAAACACACACTCACCCATCTCCCTCGCCTTCTCCGGCGAAACATCCGTGAGCGCACAAGGAGCCGACTTTAGCATAATCGGCACAGACCCAAGAATCACACGAGGCACACGGTTCTCGTACACCGACACACCGGTATCAGGATGCGTGACGGTTGTCTTTACGAGGACCTCGGTTTCCATCTTGGCGGCATATGTTTCATTCCTCAGGCGGGCATCGTTAGGATACATCTGGCGGGCGAACCCGTTCTTCTCCGTAATCGTCGGCTTGCGGATACGAACCCTTCCGAAAGAAACCTCGACATGAGTGGTCGTGCTGTCCTCGTGGTCTTCCTGAACCTCTGTGGTCTCACACACAATCGGTGATGAACCCTGGATTACATTGTCGATGCCAGACTCCAGAAACAGATTGTACGACGTGATCTGATGGTTGATAAGTGGGCTGACGCGCGATTGCTGCCTGCGCATGTACGTATCGATCAGTGCCCACGCATCGGCAGATGTATAGTCTTGGATGTCCATCTTCCAAGATGGATGTTTCGTGCGAGACGTACGATACACCAACTCCTTGTTCAATTAGACTATTGGTTCCGGTTAAGCCCTTGTGTTCTCCGGAAACTCGCAAAATCCACGATGTGGATAATACGTAATTTGTAAGGAGTTGTATATTTCTGGATACTCTGTACCATAAGATTCCTGTGTGATCATTTCTCTCCCGATGAGTTTCATATTGAAGCGTGTTTGAATCATAATACCGATTCTATCGTTTGCTTCAACGCCTACTAGCATAATTTGACCGGTACTCTCATCCGTAAGCGCGCTCTGGTCTATAGAATACACGCGGCGAATTTTTCCGGTACTGTCCTGGTGCTCAACCGATATATGTGCGGTAACACTCGTCGATATGGTTTTTAATAATAACATAATGTTGTAGTTTCCTAAAAATGGTGCGGTATAGTATCCACCAGATACCGAAAACGATTTTTCGGAGTCTTTTAGGATAGACCATTCCGGATAACATATAAGAGGGAACACGTCCTTACCACCTTCAATCACGAGATCTTCAATCAGGTCCGCACAGAAGACTGGGAGGCTTGATAGACGATGTGTATCCATGTTTGGTCGGCTGCGGCTTCTTGACCCCGAACGGGACATTCGGAGTTGTTCTCCTGGTTGCTGACGGGGGGTACTAAATTCATCCAGTTTCATCCGTAGCGCACGAATCTCTTTTTCAGTAGTAATCAGTCTGTCGATCGTAGATTGTTTCCCATTCCCAATACCGTCGGCATCTTTTTGTGATAACTCATAAATAGTGGTTGTTAGATGTTTGATTCTCTCTGCGAGTTCTTCCCTGAATATATTCATATCGCTTGTGATCTGGTGTTTTGTACGCAGAGATACCTGTTCAATAATATCTGATATATCAGGGTTTACACTGGTGTGTGAATTCGAAGGCTTGATATTCTCAATCACCGACGCGGCAATCTCCTGCTTCATCTTGTCTTCGTCGATTGTCTGCTGAACTGGTATCTTGATATTCTCAATCACCGACGCGGCAATCTCCTGCTTCATCTTGTCTTCGTCGATTGTCTGCTGAGCTGGTATCTTGATATTCTCAATCACCGACGCGGCAATCTCCCGCTTTATCTTGTCTTCGTCGATTGTCTGCTGAGCTGGTATCTTGATGTTCTTCATCACCGACGCGGCAATCTCCTGCTTTATCTTGTCTTCGTCGATTGTCTGCTGAACTGGTATCTTGATATTCTTCATCACCAACGCGGCAATCTCCTGCTTTATCTTGTCTTCGTCGATTGTCTGCTGAGCTGGTATCTTGATATTCTTCATCACTGAGTCCGTAATTTCTTGTATTGTCGTCTGTATAGTTAACGATTGGGCGCGAATCTGTTCTTCAAGCTGGTTCTTGAGGATCGACACCTGGTCTCGCACAACCCATAGTTCCTTTGAGACGGCTGGAGATACAAGGTCATCGTCGCGATAAGTCTCCTTCTGAACCGCCGTGGTTTTGGCTGGGGTCTTGGTGGATACTGATGGAGGCTTCTGAACAGTCGTATGAACTATTTTTGAAGAATCCGACGCCAGCGCACTTGAACGAGGTGGGGCCGAACTTCTCCCACGTTGTGAACGTATGTCTGACGTGCTCTGTATGGGTATCGAGCGAGACTGTTTTGAAGATGCAAACTTTTTAGCAAACTGTTTCACACGAACAACCGTTGATAGGCTTGTTAATGGTTCTTGTACATCATCTTCTGTATTCAGTGAGTCTAGTGCTGATTGTTCTGGTTTACCTTTCCGCGTGTGTGTCTGTGGGAGCAGCCGATTTATCCGCCGGTTCATCTATCAAGAATACCTGTTATCTGTAAAAGCCGAATCCGATGACCATTCCTGCGCAAAAAACCCTGTATCTGTCTTGGTGTCTTTCCGACCCTTGACATTCGTATCGTTGTGGTGTTTACAAAATCATCACCAGTATCTGTATCCACACTGCCCTGTTCTGATGTGTCCTGGTCACAAGGACACGCCTCCTCCCAGCGGAGGACTCGCCGAGTTCCACCGGATTCCACATCAAAATATTCTTGATACCCGTGAACTATAATTTCGCCCCTTGTTTTTTTCTCGTGACATACCGAACAAAGGCCGACAAGATTCCCACCGTTATGTACATCGCCTATCCCAGGAATCCCCCCTCGTGAATCTGCCAGTTGTCTAGGTATAATGTGGTCTGTCTCTTCTGACGGACGGGACTTACATACCTGACAAACAGACTGTATTGCTGCACGGGAGTTCCACGCGGTTCGTATATCATCCGAATCTGCGAACCCACGTCGGTTTGATTCGTTCCACGCCCTCGCAGACATTACTGAAAACTCCTCCGACGTAATCATATCCCGGATACGCCTAGCCTCCATCATCGTCGCCCCATCACCCCCCATGCGTTCCACGTAGTCAATCGCATACCCCCGTGGTCCAGCACCCTCTTGTAGTCGGCGGTCCATCCGCATCGTACCATCCGCATCCACGTCTACCCGTATGTGATTCCAAGCCAGTCGTGGATGGTGAACTAGGTCAGGGATATCCCGAATCCGATGTAGGTGCGTCGCAAACAGGAAAGCGCACCTCCGACGGAGGAGACCAAGGATAGACGCGGCAACCAGAGATTCAGCCCCGATCTGTTCTGTACCCGAGCACAACTCGTCGCCTAGCACAAGGGAGTTCTGGTTCGCATTCCGGAGAATACGCACCAGTTCATCTGCTTCTACACGAAACGTAGACAACCCGCGGAACAGGTCATCATTACCAAGAATCCGTGTGAAAAGAGACCTAAATATACCAAGGCGCATCTCCCTTGCTGGAACAGGCAGACCTGTTTGGGCGAGTATTACGGAAATACCCAGTGCCTTCATAAGTGAACTTTTACCCGAAGAGTTTACTCCGAATACAAGCCTCCCAATTGGACTTTCTGAATCTCCTGTATTCCCCACCGCAAACGAATGTGGCACATAGGATACATCCTGGCGCATCCTCTCGATCAACGGGTGACGGAGTTTATCACATACAACCCACGAGGAATCTCCATCACCATCACCATTCCCAGATACATCGGGCCACGTGTACCCAAACGACTTTACAACCACCGCGGAAGACCGAGCAACATCTACCGCACCAACCACGTCTGCCATCTCCCGAACCAGTTCTTCAAACTCTTTCCGGATTCCAAGGGCCCAATCCATCCATAGCACAGATATCTCTTCGTCAATCTCACGCCGGAGGCGTGACGCTTCTTGGATGACCGTTCGCAGGGCGACCATCTCAGCACTTCCCCTGCCCCTGCTGGCTCGTATCCGGGTATTATCAGACAAGATATAGCTATCTCCTCGGCTCGCAATATAATCAACCTTGACCATCTCAGCACCATCCCACGCCACCCCATCATACACCCGGGTTCTCGCAAGACGCGGTCCAGTAGATTTTGTACCAAGTATGTAATACGTATTCCCAATCATTGCTACACGAAACAGTGCGTTCTTTGCCATATTACCCTTCTTTGATGTTGAACCACCATTGTTCAGTGATCGTACGAGATCCTCTAGTCGTTTGAGATTGACCAGCAGACGCGCGTGCTTTTCGTGAATGCCTGAGGATGGAAACGAGTCTTGAAACGGCACGTCGGGCCGAACAGCCGCCACAGACCCGTATTCGTGTGAAAACACTCCTCCAATCGCATTACCCCCTTCGGGAAGCGTATCTGGGGATACAATCTCATTCGTAATCTTTTCATAGAAACGAATACAGTCTTCTTGTGGGAATGAAATCGGAATATCTGTTCCCCGAATTCCGTCTACAAATGTCTTTATAGCAACTGTACATTTCCAAAGAAGGGCGTACGATAACCCACCATACACTCTTGCCGAAAACAGAGCACCGATATCTGGCATATCCGAAAGAATCGTATTCCAGGTATCCATCTGTAATTCATTGTCAACGAACCATTTACCGATCGACTGTCGGGCATGTATGTCGTCTACGGACGTGGTCGGGGTTGAGATTCTCTGAACGTGTATTCTTCTTCCCATTTTGGTCTGCGTCTTATCCAGTAGATTCGCCACCGACGAGACCTGCTTTCGCACGTGGGTTACATCCTGGCCACCCGCGAGTATATTCAACTGACGAAGTGGCTGGTTTTCAAGGATTAGATTCTGTGTATGACTATGCTCTTCAATCAGACGGACACCTTCGACCGCCTGTGGTACGATATTCCTAAGATAATCAATCCCCCTGGCCACTGATGCGGATACGCTCCCATCTCCGATGCTCACGGTACGGTCGCCGATGTATCGCATCAAGTCGCTCCGTATCATATCATCCACATCCAGCACGTTCCCACGTATAGGAATCACACGGACAGGACACTCGCGGGGGACACCCCAAGTACGGCGAATCTCATCGCGTGAACCGTCACACGAACCTCCACCTGACCCAGCCACCTCGTTCACCCATACAACAACTTCTGATGCGCTCATCGTCGTAAACAGGTCGTGTGACCTTGTACTGACCGCACCATCACGCGTGACAACGTGCGTTGTATATTTTCGCGTAACCGGGTTGATAAAGCCCAGTTCTGCGGTAGACGAATCGTAAGAGGGTAGTAAAAGCGCGACAAACCACCGAGAACTGCTCTGTGAGTCATCCGGTCTGACAAGCGGAGACCATACCTCAAGGCATTCGCGATGCTCAATCCCCCGAGAGTGGTCCTTATTTCCTACCTGGTAATACACCGGCACCGTATATCCGAGAGAAATCGCGTTGTTGATGTACGTCCGCTTCGTGTCTCCGATAAGATTAAAACCGTATTTAATGATCCGGTCAACGCGCCTCCCTCCGTACCACTTCACATCCTTTCCCGTCGTAGAAAGTGGGGTCTCTTTCATCTTATTTAGCGAGACTCCCATCGCGGTAGCATTACCAATGTACGAACCGTCTGCGAGTCGCAGTTCATACATCTCTAAAAAACTTCCAATTTGCATCATCACCAGGGTATTATCCCCGTACAACTCTACCGACCGTTCTTGAGCCTTACAGTATTCAAGAAGCACCGGGGATAGGTTTGTTCGTCCTTCTGTGCGTGTATTACCAGAGTCATCCTCGTGTTTGGACGGAGTCATTTCCGAGTCCGCTGGATAGGATTGCTAGGCGTGTGATGAGGTCTGGTGGTGTTCTCCTGCTTGTCTCTATCCCGACATCACTTAGGCGTTTGCTGGCTTCGTCTGGTGTAATATCTGAAATAACGACCACATCCTTGAATGTATCCTTGGGTGCCTTCTCGGCGTCTTCATGTATCCTCCATTTCACAACGATATTTGTTTCCTGACCTGCATGCACCGGGGTCTTTTGTTTACGATGGCGCTTCTGAGTAAACCGCATCCTGAGTGGTTTTTGCGCACGAAACAGCGGAGAATCCCGAACTACCATAGAACTCTTGTCGCCACTTTCTGAATACGACACAAGGGACGTGCCCGTCTCCTGGTCTCTCCACCGGACACGTCGGGGCTTCTTTTGTGTCTTGTTGCTTTTTTTTGACAGCCCACCGCGCCCACTGTTACGATTACGACCATTCTGTTTGAGAGTACGGGTGGGCTTTCGCGTAGCGTTTTTTTCAGATTGCTTATCTGTGACTTTCTTAGGTTGTTTGCTCTGCAATAAACATATCTTTGTTCTTTTCCGACGGACGGTTTTTGAGTGGGTTCGCTTCTCACGTGCCGTCTGTGCCTTCTTTTTTGCTCTTCGGAGATTCTGTCGGAATGCGTTCGTAGACCGTATCCCTTTCACAGAGACTTCCTTCGTGAGCGTATTCTCTTTTGCCATATTTCTACTTGTCTTCTCAAATTGAACTCATCATCTAAGACGCAATAGTATTGTACTATTACAGAAGCAGTATGATCATTCCTGTTCGTTGCTATACGTGTGGAAAGGTTGTCGGAAACCAGTACTCAGAGTATAAGCGCCTCGTAAAAGAGTTCCGCGCAAAGCCAGACAAGGACGTCGTCGTAGACGGTGGTGAGTTCGCGATCCAGTCCGGATCCATTACCCGGTCAGAGCACCGTACACCAGAGGGTGCGGCTATGGACCGGCTTCAGCTCCGGCGGTATTGTTGCCGGCGTATGCTGCTGACACACGTGGATATCATCAAGCACGTGTGATTGTATCGAGCATTACTATAGATATGGACATAGGGACACTCGTTGCGCTCATCGTTGTTGTGTGCATTCTTATATTTTCAGTTGCGGTCAGCCTAAACATCGGGGCTGAGTTTGAGGAGATATACCGAAAAATTCATTCCTATATCCGGAGGATATCCATCCATACGGTTGTCACGATTTCGCTGATTATCGGCGCGGTTCTTCTCGGGATAGTTGCGAGTATGTAAGCCCAATGTTCCTCTCTATCTGGTAGTATAACTGACAGATGGAACGGTATGCAGACGAGCGTCTTCGTGTGCTTCATCATTTATTCCGGGGACCCAGTGACCTCACGCGGCATCACCACGATAGCTACAACCGCCTGCTGACATCCCAGATTCCGCTTCTGCTAGATGAAATTACACCTATCAAGATCCCACTCGTACAAAAGGACCGCGCCGGGCTTCTTGAAAGAGGTAGCCGACCCGAACTGGATGACGGTGGTGGCGCTGGTGGTGATGACGAAGTAGACGAGGCTGACCTCACTGAAGAGGACCGCCAGGATATGATGGTATACAGAGGATTTGACGCGGTGGTTACCATTTATATCGGCAATGATACCGCGGATGGTATACGCGTGCGCAAGCCGGTTATCTACGAGGAGACAAATACTGGTGAAAAGGTCGCCTCACCTATGTACCCCAACGAGGCGCGGCTTCGTAATATGACATACACAGCCCCCGTAACCGCCGATGTTCGTATGCGCATTCTCAACATACGAACGGGAAGGGCAATGGACGATATGATGGCCGATGTCCCCCTATTTGATATACCCATCTTGGTCCGTTCCAAGGCCTGCTGGTTACACGATATGGCACCGGATGCCCTCGCGGATGCGGGGGAAGACCCTGATGATCCTGGTGGGTATTTTATAGTCGGAGGCTCAGAACGACTCCTGGTATCACAGGAGCGCGTGATCCCGAATCTCCCGTATGTAACCTCGGTTCCAGAGGTCATGATGGCGTGTTCATCTCCCAACTCTACGCGAGTGAGAGTCTTCCGAATCTCGTTTGACACGGTCACGCGAGGTATCGTTGTCTCTATCCCCGGTGTAAAGGGAATGATCCCGGTAACAATCCTTTTCCGAGCCCTTGGAGTGGTTAGCGACCTGGATATCCTCCGTCACATTTTTGGAACCTCCCTTCCAGATACGGAGGAAGCCGAGATCATACGTGATACGCTCGCATCCGGTCACGGCATCTACGACCAACACTCCGCGATACGCTTCCTAGCACACCTGAGTCGTGGACTAACCGTGATGTCTTCCAGAACGATTCTTCATCAGCTCCTCTTTCCTCAGCAAACAGGGGGTCTCCCTGAGAAAACGGCCATTCTAGGACACCTTACGAAACTACTCGTTCACCGCCGTCTGAACCGTATCCACGATACAGACCGAGACAACTTCCGTAGTAAAAAACTTGCAATCACGGGGTCCCTGATGGCTGAACTCCTTGCGAATGTGTTTACGACTCGCGAAGAAGAAATCAGGAAGCGTGTATCTTCCGAATACAACTACAACAACCAGACATACCGTGACGACAAGGTATTCCAGATGCTTTCCACGATCAAGACGCGGAAGGATTATATATTCGGTGCCGGAGACAATACGTCGCTTATTATGCGGTCTATCCGTGGCCAGTGGGGTGCAGACCCAGAGAGGGGAATCGGTGCGCAGGTGGAGGGTGTTAGCCAGGCGATGGACCGGCTCACGTATCTTGCGTCGTTGTCGCACCTTCGGCGGGTGGCCCTGGAGCGCGTGCCAGATGGGCGGGCGCTGGGCGCGAGGCGGCAGCACATGTCCTCCTTTGGGTACATTTGTCCATCCGAAACACCATCAGGGGGACCAAAGATCGGCGTCGTGAAGAATCTTGCGATCCTAACCCGGATTAGTGCCGGTGTAACAGACACGTCTATTTACAATATTCTTCCGAGCATCGGTGTTGTCCCCGTACAGGACGTAGTCGCCGAGAAACGCAGCCGTGTGTATTCCATCTATGTAAACGGTGTCCTCGCTGGGTATTCCCCGAACGGACTACACACACACGATGTGTTGGTTAGATTGCGCAGGAAGGGTATGCTTCACCCCACGGTGAGCGTTGCTCTGATGCGGCTGGAACGCTATCTCTGGATATCTACTGGGTCTGGTCGGCTGATGCGCCCCCTTATACGAGTCAAGGATGGTCGGCCGATGATACGAGAGGCGATTGCTCAGCTGGCTGATGCGGCAAAACACGACGACCCAGATGCCGTGTTCTCATTTACACCGTTCGTAACCGATGACCCAGATGCGGCCATACGCTCGGGTGTTGATTCCCGGGTAACAATGTCTACATATACAAGATCATCCAAGGATTCATCAGACCCAGAGGTTGCGCTCGAGCTGATCGACCCGTGGGAGATGGAAACCCTGTTTGTCGCGATGACACCAGAGCAGATCAAGCCAGACCACACGCACGTGGAAGTCCACCCATCTACCATTTTTGGGGTTATGGGAACGCTCATCCCGTATGCCCCGCACAACCAGGGCCCACGAAACCTATATTCGTGCGCACAGACCAAACAGGCAACCTCGGTGTATTCCAAGGCATTCCGGTCAAGATACGACCACTCCGCGATGGTACTCATGTCACCACAAAGACCGATTGCGAATACGTGGTGGGGAAGACGTCTGGGTGACAGCGCTCTGGCGTATGGTACGAACCTCGTCGTGGCGATCGCGTGCTTCGGTGGGTACAATCAGGAAGACAGTCTTCTTATCAACAAGACATCACTCCAGAGGGGTCTTTTCAGGGTAATTAAAACGACGGAAGCATCTTCGTACGAAGAAGTAAACGCACGCACAAATACAACAATTCGTATCGTAGACCCCCGAACGGTACAGGGAACAACTGGCCAAAAACAAACAGCAGACTATGGAAGCCTCCTTGAAGACGGTACGCTTGCGGAAGGAACACCCATCCGCCCCGGGATGGTAATCTTTGGAAGGGTTAGCGAGACCGAGGGGTCTCTCCCGAGGGATGTATCTGTTGTAGCCGGCCGATTCGCAAAGGGTATCGTCGAGTCTAAAATCGTAATACGACTCCCCGGTGGGCATCGCCTTGTCAAGTACCGGATTGCTGTGTTGCGCTCACCCGAGTTTGGAGATAAGTTCAGCTCACGGGCAGGTCAAAAGGGAACATGTGGAATGCTTATTCCAGAGCAAGATATGCCGAGAACCGCAGAGGGAATCGTTCCTGATATGATCGTAAACCCTCACGCGATTCCTAGCCGGATGACAATCGGACAGATTCAGGAGGTTGTTGTATCCAAGCTGGCTTCAATCTTGGGATGCGAGGTTGATGCGACGGCGTTTACTCAGAACGGTGTGTTCGGTGATAATATTATGAGTCTCCTGATGGGCAACGGGTATGACCCCCACGGGGATGAGATGATGTATAGCGGGGTTACCGGGGAGGTTCTTCACAGTAAGATTTTCATAGGCCCGACGTACTATATGCGACTAAAGCACATGGCTGCGGATAAGATTAACTACCGTGGTGGTGGACTGGTTGATCGTGGTCCAGTAGACGCGAGAACGCGTCAGCCGATCGGTGGGAGAGCAAGAGAGGGTGGTCTTCGCATCGGAGAAATGGAACGGGACGCCGTGATTTCACACGGCGCGTCTCGTTTCTTACAGGAGAGCCTGACTACGCGTGCAGACGGTGAACACTCCTTGTTATGCGCAGAGAGTGGTAAACAGGCGATTCAAGGTGATGGCAAGACCGCATACCCGGGTCTCCGAAGCGTAGAGCGCGACGGACCATTCCAGTACAGAGGAAGCACAGAGGATACGCTTGAGAACACGACGCATACCACCAATGTTACCCGATACAGCGAGATATCCTTCCCCCGTGGCATGCGGGTGCTAACACAGGAACTAGAGGCAATGGGTATTGACACGCGCATATTTACAGACGGTGGGGGGCGCCGGCTTCGGTCAAATATGGTTGGAGGAGACCCCATTTTACCCGTCATGGCACCCGTTACGGAACAGCCGTCTCCGGAACAGTATGGTGCGACAGGGACTGGAGGGGGAGCGGGCGATTCTCCCGATTCTTCCGTTGATGATGATTCCCCGATTGAACAGACGGGAGGCGAAAGAAATGCAGGTGAGGTATCCCTCGCAGATGCCTTATCCAAACATATCAACGATCGACACGGAGCAATCAACGCAATGACCGAGGGAACTCTTACAAGTGCGATTGCGATGGGGGGAGCGGGTAGTGAAGGGTCTGCTGCATCTAGAGTCGCAGAGGGGATGATTGGTAGAGGTATACAGAATGGCCTCTTGGGTTCTCTATCCGTGGCACAACCAGCTGAAAAGGAAGACTCTGCAACCCCAGATATAACACAGGGTACGATGCCGACTTCCACAACTATACAGACAGGCATACCAAAACAGCCGGTACAGCCCACATCCTCCAATCCATATGGTACAGACGTAAAGGTAGTTAAGGTAACAAAGACTGATGAGGTAGCACAATGAGTACACGAAGCACGCGCATCTACGTAAGGGTTCCTTTTGAAGAAAAAGACGAAGCTAAATCACTCGGAGCGAAATGGGATCCGCGCCGCAAGAAGTGGTGGTTCCCAATGGAAAGCACCGATGCTGGCGTGATAGCACGATGGGGTGGTACGCCCCCGCGTGAAGCAAACGAACGAGTTGTGAACCTCTCAGAGAACGTTGTGGGGGCAGACGCAACACGTGCAAAAACAGACGGAACCATACGCGGGTGGTTTGATGGTGGTAGTCGTGGAAACCCAGGCGTCTGTGGACACGGGGCGTTGATACGCAGGGGAGACGGCACGATCCTGGGGACGGATTGTGGTGGATGGAAACGAGGGACAAACAACGAAGCAGAACACCGTGGCTGTGTCGCAGCGCTACGGATGGCAAAATACGAAATTATGAATCGCGTCGCAACCAAGCAAACCGGACCAGGAATGCTGCGAGTAGAGATTCGCGGAGATAGTAAGCTCGTGATTCATCAGGCAACGGGGAAATGGGAGTGTAAGAAGGACCACCTTCGTGAGTTCGTAGACGAAGAACGAGGCCTCATCGATACGATTAAGCAACACGCAAGGGACGGGTTCTTGATGGAGCACATCTATCGTGAAGATAACAAGGACGCGGATGCTCTCGCGAACCTAGGAATGGACCAGATGGTCTAACTACACATTACTAGTATGAATAAGATGTTGTGGAAACAAGAAATTACAGAACGGGGTATCGCGTGGGCATTTATATGGAATGATTCAAAAATCAGGACTATTACACACGCACTCCGAAACACGGTATGGTCGCTTATACGAACGCGTCATCCCGTTTCACAAGAACACACCTCCCTGGATTCTGACGCAGACAGTTCCCTGGAAGATGAGGATATTATGCGGTATATAACACCTCCAAGAGTACCATCCACGAAACCAGTGCGCTCTTCAAGCCTGCTTGATTGGATGCGGTGGTAGAATTGATCGCCTGGAGTGTCGTACTTTTCGTACAGATACCAATAGCAATATCATGGCGGTAGCAAGAGAGCGTTCCCTTACCATGTCCCACGACGCACACATGTATCTCCGTGCTCGCAACACACTGATGGAGATTCTAGAGATGAGGGGATTTGACGTTTCACCTCTTACGGCGGAATCCCCTGAGGAGATTGGGTCAATGTCAGAGGACCTTACGAAGTATTATATGACAGTCTACGAAGAAGGTGACACACGCCGTGAAGGAAGAAAGTGTAGAATCTTCCTAGCAAAATCACCACAGAAGGCCATGGCGGAGGCCGATGCTCATCTAGACGAAGCTCACCCAGAGGTGCTGATTCCGGGAACAGACGAGCTCCTCTTTGTGATCTTTGGACCCCTGAGTGACACCGCCATCCGGAATGTAATCCGCTGGTCGAGGAAGAATAAGATTCAGGCCGATGCCGTACAGATTCAGAACATCTTGTTCAATCCGTTTCATCACGAACTCGTACCAGAGTATACGCCGATTGGGATTGATACGGAAGAAGAGCGTGAAATCTTGGAGTCTGTGTCCATCCGGAAGAAGAGACAGCTCCCCGTGATTCATAGTTCGGACATTATCGCGAGACTACTTGGTCTTCAAAAAGAACAACTCGTCATTGTAAACAATCGTGGCCCCAGTGGTACGAACCGATTTGTACGGGTCTGCCTTGATGGATAAACCATACGAGAATGGTAGAGGTATGACGAGTATGATAGATTCACCACCGATTTCAGTCCCTGGAAGGGGCTTGGATGGTTTCTTTTCAGTTGCAAAACATTCAATCACGGCGCTCATCAATCTGATGATAACCGTCATCACGCAATCACACAGCGTAATACCCTTGGTATCCAAGTTATCGCCTTCCAAGATCCAGAGCATTGGGAGGCGTCAATATTTGAACGATATGTTCCGGCGCGCAGAAGAACAGCCCCAGCAGATGTTTCAGACACCGATCCAGGCAGTGAATGCCGCGGGTGAGGAGCCCGCGGTTATGGCCACGCGTCAAGCGGCAGACGCATTTGAAAAGGTTGCGTCCCACAACGCAATACTGCTCTTGGCATCCGTGTGTATCCTAGGATACCTCTGGTACGCACATTCGGATGTATTGTTCGGTTCGGCAATACGTGGAATGGGTGCAGGCGTGAATGTGGTTTCATAGATGGTACCAACGCGCCCTGTGTGAACCGATACATTCTTTCAAAATACTCATCCACGATTAATAGATAATACACGATGGGTCAGACACAGAGTTCCCAGAATAGCAACAACGAGTTTTTAGTTGGAAAACCAGGTGACACATTCACGTTTACAATCGCAAACGTAATGAATTCCTGGGAAACCAAGAATGGAACACCCGTTGGTGAACGATTTGCCCCCTTTATGATAACACCCGAGGGGGTGTTTCAGCATCTCATCTTCAGTGGTAGGCTTGATAAGGAGGTCCAATCGGGGGTATTTACGTACGTATTCTCTTCGGTGACAGCAACAGACAAACTCGGGGACAAGACCGGGAAGCCAACATGGGCACCCAGCCCGACACAATCTGATGCGTGGATGAACACCTATCTACAGTCGCGGAGTACCAACGAGGACGGCTACAGGTCTCCGCCTACCATCACCGATGGACCAAATGGAAACCTGGTCCCCGTCGTGATGAACACACAGTCTACGCCAGGATTCCGCCTTGACGGGGATGTTGGCGATCTCAAGCCAGCCCAGATTTACAAGCTGATGAATGATTATGCCACACAATCCCTCTCGGTCGTAACCCCCTCACATCCCTTTTATGACGCTATCGTAAAGAAATCGGAGTCATACACCAGCAACACACAGATACGCCAGTCATTCGCAGACATCCGGCAGAACATCAGGCGGCTCATTGGGAACCCCAAAGTAGTATTACTGACACGCGACCAAACGGGTGTTGTGCGGACAGAAACAACCGCTACAGATTTCCTTGAGAAACCATTCAAATCAATCACCCGGGGTAGTACCACGGGTGTAAAGTACGTGGGTGTTGAAATAGACGCAAAAAAGGATTTTGAAAGTGATTACAACAATCTACAATCCAGCCTGGAAGCATATTGGGAGGATGTTGTGGCGAAACACGGTGACGAGGCGGTTATGCCAGGAGTTAGTTTCAGGGGAGACGTCGTGCTGGATACCCCCGATACAAACATACCACCCGTCAAGAACATCCGCGACAAGGCCTTTAAGACACTGCTTGGACGCATCCGCCAGCTAGAACTGGCTGGAAACAGCATAGATGGCTGGACTCAAACAAGACGCAGTGGTGATGTCGTGGAAACCGTGTTTTTCAGGCGTGTTTTCCCGACGAACACATCCCGTCGTGCGCCGAAGAGTGTATCGGGAACCGTACGGGGTGCCGAGGGGATGAAACTTGTGGAGGACCAGGTGCGCGAGATGGAAGGGGTTCAGACAACCGCCTATAAATCGATGCTTGAAAAGAATGCTCGGTTTAGCCCTGACAAAATACGCGAGGTTCGGAGTGCGTACATATCTACGCTCGCGATGATGGTAGCATTCCAGCGCCTAAACCCGGGAGAGAATACTCTTATCCGAAGCATTGGTATTGCAATGGGTCACGACGACCGCCTCGTAGATGGGAACAGTGCCCCCGTGATGTGGAAATATTCGCAGAT